CAACACTTTTAGCTTTAAATAATTCAAAAGTAGCAGAAGATCTAACCACTTCTAAATCTACTAATGTCGTGCTTCCTGAATCATTACATATGAGTATAGATTTTACAACGTCAGTAGTAGGTGGCACAGGTGGTGTGGCACCAGGATCAGCTGTGGGCACTGTTAATATAGTTGTCAGATCTGTTGATGTAATGTCAACCATTGCGCTTTTAAATGTATTAGCCAAGGAAAAATGTCTCCGATTCTGATTCTTCTCTTAAATCTTGTTGAAAGTTTGTGTTTAGTAAAAAAACTATCTGTTCTAACAATCTTATCATTTGATCAAACTGACTAGCGTCATATTCTTGTGTAGCATTAGGAAGTCTAGTTATATTTATTTTAGCCATTATCTTCTACCATCTGGTCTTATTTCTAATTTTTGTGAACCAAGTCTCCAAGGTGTATCATTAACAGTATTAGTTGTATATCGTATTTTTACAGCCCTGCCTCTGCCTCGTACACTTATTTTTTCAGTTGTACTGGTTATAGATCCACTTGTTTGTACATTAGCTGAAGATTGTGGATATTGTTCTAAAGTCAATTGTGCTGTCATTGTATTAGCCAGATTATCAAAATCAGGCACTAATTTATTTACAGACATCAGCTGATCACCATCTGCTATTTCTACAGAACCTGTTTCTAAAAAAGCTGTGATAGCTGTGCCATCCGCTTGATTGTTGCCAGTTTCATGTTCAAATATAGAAGAAGCTCCTGCTGTTAATCCTAATATAGTAGTCGCATTTGCAGTTGCAGAAGTGCTATATTCTGTTGCGATGGGTTTTTCATACACATACGCACCTAACCATGTAGTTCTAGCAAGATTTATCGTGTACCAGGTTCCCTCTAAATAATTATAAGCAACGGCTCTATCTATTTGTGTAGCGTTGGCTGAAGGATAATACCAAATAATTTCATTAAAAGCTGTGTTTAAACCAACAGCGATATCATTTTTGTTTGTGTAACTTAGGTCATCAAATACATAATCTTGAACAGAGCAAGGCATTTTTTTGACAACACCGTCAAATAAGTAAAATGCATTGTCTGACATCCAATAAGCAACCCCGTTTACTTCTATAGCTGCATGCTGTGCTATTAACCCAGCGTTAGCACCAAGTTGTCTAAGACCAAATGTAAATGGTGTACCAACAAATTGAATACCGTGTAGCGATGTATCTGTCCATACTAGTATTTGACCTGTTGATTTAACGGCACCAACAATTCTAGAACCATCTGTTATTCTTAAAGAACCTGCTTCGTTAGTAGCAACAGGTGTGTAATCTGTTGCATCTTCTCTGTCTGAAAATCTAAATAATAAATCATCTTGTGTAGCTGTGTTGCCAATCGTAGTTTCAGTTCCAAATATTAACAAATGTCTTGTATCAGTTGAAACAATGCTAAATCTTGATGCGGTTGGAGCATTTGACAAAGCTGTTGCTCTTGCAGCTAAACCTCCTGATGTGTCCCAAATAAATGTCCCTCCATCTAAAACGGTAGCTATCAAATCTTCACCAAAATTATCTAAAGACCAGTTTCGTCCTGCTACAACAACATTAGAAGAAGATCTTGGTTCATCCCAAGTGCTTGCGCCCCATGTTTCAGTGCCCCAACCATAACCATATGTTGAAGACGTTGGTCCAGGATTTATTTGATACGTAGCAGTTACTGAGCCCCCGCCAGCAGCAGTAGTGCCAGAGGCGTTAGTTCCTGCATTAATTGTAAAAGTATTGTTTGTAGGCACTGTAAGTATTTCAAACTCAGCATTAAAATCTATACCATCTACCACGTTTGTGGAAGATCCGTTGTCAAATGTTACAAAAGCACCTACTTCAGCGTTGTGACCAGAGTCTGTTACAGTAACAGTGGCAGAACCACTTGATGTTGCAAACGGATTAGTTAAAGCTTGTGTTTCTCTAAGTGGTGTTATGTCATAAACTTTACCCTCAGAAAAAATATAAAGTTTTCTATCTGTGCCTAAAGCTAAATATCTTGTTCCATCTAAACCTATCCACGAATGTGTATCCCTAACCACACCCACCACGGTTACGTTTGGATTAGGTAAATTAACCCATCCACCCCATCTCTCAGGTTTACCGTAATGAAATCGAACAAAGTCAGAGTCAACATATTTTCTTTCATCTCCAGCAGAATAAGCTGTGTCCTGTTTATCGATACCTGGTCTAAATTTAAGGTCAACTAATTGCATAATTTAGATAGTATTATCGAATTTGCATTGAAATGCAATGGATACTCTCATGATTGGACACATTCTTGATACCTGAACACCTCTGTGTGGCAGATATGAAGGAAAAATTACTAGTCTATTTGGTAACGGAGGTGCACCATCTAAAATTCGTGATTTAGCAAAGTCATATAACAAAATCTCTCCGCCCCAACTCGTGTCCCATCTATCATGTGCAAAATACACAATAGTAATATTTTTTGAAAATGTGACAGTATCGTCTTGATGAACAGTTTGTTCACTTAAAGGGTAATTAGCATTGAAAAAGACTCTATCTAAAACATTTTTATAATTTTCTTCTATTTTTGCTCTAGCATTTATTGTGTTCCAAAGATTATAAATTACATTTGCTTCGTTAAATCTTTTTTCTTTAATTAAATCATTAATTTTATTTACGTGGTCCGATGCACCAAAATTAACATTATTGTCATCTTCGTCAGATCTTGTAGTAAAACTCCATATACCGCTTTGCACTTCCTTAGTTACTAAACCAAATATTTCTGGTGGCGCTACGTTGTCGATTATTTTAATAATTCCCATATTTAAGGTCTGTCCAGTATTGTATGCTGAATCTTTGTTGTGGAAACGGCACATCTTTTCCACTTCTAGATTTTATTGGGGTTATTGCGTGATGAACATATGTTGGAAAGACGACCATGATATTGTTTTGATTAGGTATTTCAACAGTTCTACCATCATCCATAAATAACATATCCCCTCCATAAAGTTCATCACCTTCATTTAAAATTAAATTGAATGTGTAAAACTCTGAATCTTGATGCCAATTGTAATACCCACCATTGTTGTAAGATATTACGTGTATTTTATGTGTTTTTTTCTTTTGTTCTAAAAACTTAAACACGTTCAATCTACCGTAATTGTTAACAAATGTAGTAAATCCTTGATGATAGAACCATTCATTTAATTCTAATATAGATTCATTATTTGCAGGAACTTTACCATCTCTTATTTCATCTTCTGTTATCCAATAGTCTAGACCTCCACATTTACTATTGAATAAATTTATTGCTCTATCTGACCAATTAGGTATCCCAAAGTTTCCTCTGTTGTTCATTAAATCTATCTTTATTTTTTGTAACATAGTGTCTGGCAAAAAATTTTTGCAAATAATTATGTTGTCAGATACATATTCGTAATTCATTTTGCTCCTTTAAATTGAGTATACACGTTGCCTCTAAATGCATAATTACCATAATGAGTCATACCACTCAAGATATCAGCATATATTTTACCACCCATGTTCTGCCACAAACGACAAAAAGCATAGTCCTCTGATAGATATCTTTTTGTTTTTGGCTCTATCATGGTGTCAAAAAAAGTATAATTCCAATCAGACGTTTTGTGATATTCAAATTCTTTATCATGTGATTGATTAATATGCTGATCAGGCACAAACTTTAGATTAGGATAAACCTTTGCCATCCTTACAAACACCTCCCTTTTAATTAACATAAAACCAGTAGGGCCGTCCATGACTTCTATAAAACCTTTTTCTAATAATATTTTTTTAGGATCTTTTACGTTTAAATTATACTGCAAAGAGGCAGCTAACAATTCATCCTCAGACATACTTGGATTTTCTTTAAGTATTTTTTTTACTTTAATCCAATCTATTGTCTTTCTAGGATATATACCTGTAACAACATCTTTATCATATTCTAACATTCTAATTACCGATTCAGGATTAAAAGCTAGATCAGAATCAATAAACAATAAATGTGTGTAATCACCGTCCATAAACAACTGAACTAAAGTATTTCTAGCCCTAGTAATAAGTGATTCATTGCCAATTGTTCCAAATTGTAACTCTATTTTTTTAGAAGCTGCTAATGCAACAAATTGCATGCAACTTTTAAAATAGTCTGCGGTAAGCATGCCTCCATAACAAGGAGTGCCTATAAAAATTTTATTGTGTTGCATATTCTACTTTTAAATACTCTATCTTTCTTACCCAACCTCGAGGTATGGCTATAGCACCACCTCCATGATTGTCATCCTTATCTATACACCAAGATCTCATAATTACAATCTTATCATCATTATTAACAACCAAGTATCCAACCTCTTGACACACGGCCAATGGAGCATCTTGTATGTCCTTTATGGGCAACCAACCAGTTTCCAT